TTTTACCTTCTGTAGAAGCTGGGGTTTCTCCAGAGGGTATTCCGAGAAGACCACGAGACCATTACCCAGAAGGTCGCCCTAGACCTCGTAAACGTTGCAAAACAGATGGCAAGGTAGTTGTCTGTCGCATACCGAGAAAACCTCGTAAATGCACATTGAGAAGACCTTGTATTCCAAGAGACTATTACCGTCCGAATCCACCAAGAAGAATACCTATGCCACTTCGATAAGTGTCACATTAACCCTGCCTCTGGTAGGGTTTTTTGTTATAATATAAGTATAGAGAAAAAAAATTTCGCCCATGAAAAATCTACTCAAAGTCGCACTCGGAATCATTGCATATAGTCAGTTAAACAGAGACTTCGGTAACGTAAGACCGACTACAAAGACTGGTTTCAGAACCAACATGCCTAAGTCGCAAATACCCAACAACGGAGGTCTATAGACAACCCCTAAATAATATGGTATAATATGAATGTGAACACTACATTTTATGGCTAAAGGATTTAAAGTAATTCCCAAAGAAACACCGAAGAAGGAAGAATGGGATTATGCGAAGATAAAGGAAAGAGTGAAAGGAAAACAAATTGTCTTCTGTCTTCCAGGCAGAGGTTGCTCTTATACCTTTCTGAAGAATTTTGTACAGTTATGTTTTGACATGGTACAGAATGGAAATGGAATACAGATATCTCAAGATTATTCCTCAATGGTTAACTTTGCACGTTGTAAGGTATTAGGTGCAAATGTATTGAGAGGCCCCAAACAGATTCCTTGGGATGGTAAACTGAAGTATGATTATCAGTTATGGATTGATAGTGATATTGTTTTCGACACTCAGAAGTTTTGGCAGTTAATTGACTTAGCAACAAAAGATGCAGAGGTCACTCAGGAGATTAAGGATAAGGATGGTAAACTTGTCAGTACACAGTTAGGTATTGATGAGAGTAAGGTCAAAGAGATTACAGCGGGTTGGTATGCAACTGAAGATGGACATACGACATCTGTTGCACATTGGTTAAGTGAAGAAGACTTTGCAAAGAATGGCGGAGTCATGAATCACGAGACAGTCGAGTCGATCACCAAAAAGAGAAAGCCCTTTACTGTCGATTATACAGGATTTGGTTGGACACTCATCAAGCATGGTGTTTTTGAAAGACTTGAATATCCTTGGTTTGCTCCCAAGATGCAAGTGTTCGATAGCGGAAATGTACAGGATATGTGCGGAGAAGATGTATCGTTCTGTTTAGATGCAAAGAAAAAAGGTATGGTAACATGGTGTGACCCACGAATTCGAGTCGGTCATGAGAAGACGAGGGTAATCTGATGGCTGGTCTTGTCTTTATTGTAGTAATCTTTGTGATTCTCTACATGTTATATTTTTACAATCCACATCATTAAGGAGTTATTATGGTTAAAGGTAAATTAGAAAGAAAGTATAAACTTATACACAATGGGCGCGAACTCTCCAAAGGTTTGTTGAGTGAAGCGGGTAAGTATGATGCAATGCAGATACTGGTTCAGAGATTTGACGAAGGAAGGGAAGATGCAATCGACCCTGACGAAGTTGAAATCATCGATGTCACACAGGAGAAGTAATGGAAGTGATTATTGGAGCAGCGTGTTTCTCCGCCCTTGGATATTATTCCTATCTTATGTACAATTATTTTAAATCTAGATGACAGTTCCAGTTTATGATATTCCAGAGTCACCCATACTGATTGTGGGCTTTCTTGGTATTATGTTCACACTCGTATTATTATACTTTGTGAATCGTGACTATTTTGCGTCACCTTTAAATCGTGATCGGAGAACAAAGTAATGGCAGTTCGTTATAGTATGGGTGGGCCAACCATTGAATCAAGGCCAAAGAAGACTCGTCAAGGTAAATCAGTCAATACGATACTTGCACCTACGAGTCGCAATAAGAGAAAGAAAAAATATCGAGGTCAGGGTCGATGAGTACACTGATTACTAATCTACCTTCTTATGAAGTATGGGTTCGTAAGGAGTATTTGACCGATCATAAGTCTGGTCATGGTGAATTTGTGAAAGGAGTGTGGGTTTCTGCAAAAAGTATTCCTGGCCGTGCGTTTTATTTTGAAACTTATCTACCAGATTATGCTGCAATGTTTGATAAGTTACCAATAAGCGCTTTTCTCTCCTCTCCTGAGACACCAGATCCAGATATGACGTTACACAATCTACAGTTTTGGAACTGTATGGACTATGGTGTCGTTGCAGTGCAGAAACAATTCATCGGTTCCATGCACTATGAGGTCTATACAAGAGACTTTGGAACGCAAACAGGCACATATATTTGTACCTTAGACAATTATCATCAAGATGTAGACGCTGTAGACTACTCTACGAGTGAACAACCAGCGGAACATAAGAGTCATAACCTGTTAGAACTCGATAATGGACAGTTTTGTCTCTATCCAAACAACAGAATGAGGATTTATGACAACAGTATCACTCCTGAGACACCTAAGATTCCCGATTTTAAGGTTTCAACCGTGTATTATCAGGTAGAAAACGGTCATGATCGTGATGGATTGGGTTCAGAAGAGAATTATTTCTGGAAAACAGCGAAAGAAAGAGCATCTGATATTGAAGTAGGCGCTGGAGGAACTGATATGAACGCTGATTTTTATGGTGGTGACTTTAAAATTGACTTAAATGAACCAGAATTGGGATGAAATGGGTGAGCATCTCATATTAGATGTCTACGATGGGTATTTTGAGGACTTAAATAGTCCAAACTTCCTTCGTGACATCTTCACTCGTGCAATTTTGAAGTCGAAGATGACAATATTAAATGAATATACACATAAATTCAGTCCATGTGGTGTTACATGTCTTTTTGCACTCGCTGAAAGTCATGTTTCTTGTCATACTTGGCCTGAATTTGGTCGAATGAACGCAGATTTCTTCACTTGCGGCGAAAAAGACCCAAGAATTTGTGCTAAATATATTATTAACGCTTTAGAATCAGAAAAATATCGAATTCGAGTCGTAAAAAGATAAAAAAAGCGGTATAAATAAAAACAGGAAACTTTTTGTGTAAATAGTGGCTTCTAGGGCATTCAAAGATATCAACTTATCCTTCAAACGTCATCCTGTGACGAATGATGTGGTGACTATTCGTAATGAAGATGCTATAAAAAGGTCTGTAAAAAACATAATTTTTACAATTCTTGGAGAAAAACCATTTATACCTCAATTTGGTTCGGTAATTAATGAATCTTTGTTTGATTTAAATACAAATTTAAGTGAAATAAGAATTACAGATGAAATTAAGTCATCTTTACTTAACTATGAACCTAGAATTGATAATATTGAGGTAACTGTGCAAGTATCACCAGATCGAAATGAAATGAATTGTACAGTTCAATATGATATCGTTGGTCTTCCCGCTCCAACACAAGAAGTAGACGTTCTCTTATTCCCAGCTAGAGTATAATGGCCTTTGGACAATATGTTAATTTAGATTTTGATCAAATCAAAACATCCATCAGAGATTATCTGAGGGCAAATACTAATTTTACGGATTATGACTTTGAAGGGTCTAACCTTTCAATAATTATTGACGCATTAGCATATAATACATACACGACTGCTTATAATACTAACATGGCAGCGAACGAGTGTTTTCTTGACTCCGCTACACTTCGAGAAAACGTCGTTGCACTTGCCAGAAACATCGGATACGTTCCAAGATCTCGTAGATCATCAAGAGCAAGAATATCTTTTACTGTAGATGGTCTAGTAGACACATCAACACTTACAATTAACGCTGGTGTCATTTGTAATGGTGCTGGAGAAAACACAAACTTTATATTTTGTATTCCAGAAGACATTACAGTTCCTGTTGTGAACGGATTTGCAGAATTTACGAATATTGAGATATATGAGGGTGTTTTTATTTCACAAACCTTTACTGTTGACACTTCTTTGTTTAATCAAAGATATATTCTTGATAATTCATTCATTGATACATCAACAATCAAAGTTAAAGTTAAACCATCGTCTTCATCAACTTCATCAGTTACATATCAACAGATTGATAATATTGTTGGCGTGACATCAACATCAAATTCCTACTTATTACAAGAAATTGAGGATGAAAGGTATGAATTAATCTTTGGTGATGATGTAATTGCTAAAAAACTGTCAAATAGTAATGAAGTTACGGTTTCTTATATTGTGACTGACGGAAGAGATGGAAATGGTGCTTCAGAATTTAGTTTTGTAGGAAATATTACAAATCAAGATGGTGCAGCAATTAATGCTGACCTTATATCACTTGTTTCAACTGATGAAAAGTCAAGAGATGGTGATGATATCGAATCTATCTCATCAATTAAGTATTTTGCACCAAGAATTTATTCCTCTCAGTATCGTGCAGTCACGGCATCTGATTATGAGTCAGTTTTAGGTTTCATTTATCCAAACGTAGAGTCTGTAACTGCTTACGGTGGTGAAGAAATGAATCCTCCTCGTTTTGGAAAAGTTTTTATATCAGTCAAACCTCGAAATGGTGATTTTTTATCTGATGAGACAAAAAGAGAATTAATTTCAAAATTAAAGAGTTATGCAGTTGCTGGTATTGTGCCAGAATTTGTTGATTTAAAATATTTGTTTGTTGAGTTAACTACAAACCCATATTATAATCCAAGTTTGAATGATGATCCAAATAATCTTAAAACAGGCGTCTCAAATGCTTTAACTCAATATTCACGTTCAATTGATATTAATAAATTTGGTGGCAGATTCAAATATAGTAAAGCAGTTTCACTTATTGATAGTATTGATAATTTTGTCAACCA